AACAACTTACACAGCACCACCAACAAGTTCACCTATTGCATCACCAGCAGGAATTACAGTTACAGCACAGGCATATCCAATTACAATTGGAGGAGGTGGTGCAGCAAGACCAGGTATAAGTTCACCAAGTGGTGCTTGTAGTCAGGGTAATTCAGGAAATAATTCAGTTTTTTCAACAATAACTTCTACTGCAGGTGGAGGTGGTGGAGGTTATGGGAGTGCTCCAAGATATAATGGTTTAGCAGGGGGCTCAGGTGGTGGTGCTGGCAGTATAAATGGATCAGGTGGTTCAGGTAACACTCCACCTGTAAGTCCGCCACAAGGAAACGATGGTGGCGATGGTGCACCATCTATATTCACTGGAGCAGGCGGTGGAGGTGCTGGTGCAGTTGGTTCAGATGCAGGACCACCACAAGCTGGTAATGGTGGTGTAGGATTACAAGTAAATATAAATGGTACAGGACACTATTGGTCTGGTGGTGGTGGAGGTGGAAGTGAATCAAGCAGAACAGGTGGAAATGGTGGTTTAGGTGGTGGGGGAGGTGGTGGTGCTATGCCATCAGGAACACAAGGTACAGGCGGAGGAAGTGCTTTAAATTCAGGAGCAAATGCGTCTTCAGGTAATGGTGGTGCAGGTGGAACAAATACTGGAGGTGGTGGTGGTGCGTCAGGTTCAAATGATACAACAGGTGCAACAGGTGGAAGTGGTATTGTAATAATTAGATATAGATACCAATGACAACAATTAAGGTAGATAAAATAACTCCAGGAAGTGGAACAACAACTACTCTAGGAGATAGTGGAGATACATTTACTATTCCAGCAGGAGTTACTTTTACTAATTCAGGTTCTACAAATATGGGCGATCAAGTTACTTATTGCTCAACTACAAAGTCAGCTTCTTTTACAGCAGTAGCAAATAAAGGTTATTTTATAAATACATCAGATGCTAGTCCTTTTTTAAATTATGCAGTCACAGTAGCTTCAGGAAGTTTATATGTTGTTGGTGGAACTGGTAATGCTTTTTATTTAGATGGATCAAGAACAATGGCTATTACACTTTTGAAAGGTAGAACATATAGATTTACACAAACAGATAACACAAATGATGGACACCCATTAATTATTTCTACATCTAATTCAAGTACATTAGGAACAATGCAAGCAGGTATTGTTTCATCAGGAGTTTCATATTATTTAGATGGAGCAAGTACACAATCTGCTTATATAAATACTACAAGTTTTAATGCGGCAACAACAAGATACATTGAGTTTCAACCACCAGCAACAGGCACATATTATTTTGCTTGTTATATTCATGGTATTGGAATGGGTGGTGCTATAACATCACAAGAATTAACAGTTACTTTACCAAGCAGTCCAACAGTAGGAACAGAAATGATTATTATTGATTCTACTGGTGATGCTTCTACAAATAAAATTATAATTGGTCGTGGTGGTTCAAAAATAAAAGGTACTTGTGCTGATGGTGAACTTACATCAAATAGAGTTGGAGTAAGATTAATTTATTCAGATGCAAGTCAAGGTTGGGTTACTATTACAAGTGCAAATGAAACAGCTCCAGTGATAAATACCGCACAATATATTTCAGCTACAGGAGGAACTATTATTACTTGTGGTGATTATAAAATTCATAAATTTGCTAGTGATTCAAACTTTGTTGTATCAAATGCAGGAAATGCTTGTGGCTCTAACAAAGTAGATTATTTAGTAGTTGCAGGTGGTGGGGGTGGAGGCGGCAGATGTAATACAGTTGGAGGAGGCGGTGCAGGAGGATTTAGAACTGGTGCAGTTGTTGTTCCTTGTTCTGCTACTCCTTTAGTTGCATCTGGTGGTTTAAGTGTTACTGCTCAAAGTTATCCTATAACTGTAGGAGGTGGTGGATTAGGAGGAAATGTTCCACCAAACCCATCTGTCTATAATGGTGCTCCAGGATCAAACTCAGTATTTTCAACAATAACATCAGCAGGAGGTGGAGGTGGAGGTTCAGGTGATCCAAGTTCTCCCCCTGGTAATTATAAAAATGGTGGATCAGGTGGTGGAGGATCAGACACTAATAACGGAGGAACAGGCAATACTCCACCAGTCAGTCCACCACAAGGAAACAATGGAGGAAATGGAACACCACCATCATCAAGAGCACCAAGTTATGCTTCAGGAGGTGGAGGTGGTGCAGGAGGAGCAGGAGTTAATGCAACAAATACAAAAGCAGGAAACGGAGGAGATGGTTCTCCAGTTACAGCTATATTTGGAGCAAGTCCTCAACCTTTTTATGAACCCACAAATGGATTATATTCAGGAGGAGGAGGTGGAGGTTTTTATACTGGTTGTGGTGCTGGTTCTCCTACACAAGGTTTAGGTGGACCAGGAGGTGGCGGAGCAGGTGGTGCAAGTGTTAATAGTCCTGGAACTTCTGGAACAACAAATACTGGAGGTGGTGGTGGTGGTGCAACAGATACAAGTCCATACGATAGAAATGGTGGTAATGGAGGATCAGGTATTGTACTTATAAGGTATAAATACCAAAATTAAAGATTGTGTAAAAAATAAAAAACTGATATAGGAGAAATATTATGGCACATTACGCAAAATTAGGAATAAATAGTAAAGTTATAGCAGTACATGTTGTAGCTGACAAAGATTGTCAGAATGCAGATGGTATTGAAGATGAAGAAGTAGGCAGACAGTTTTTGGAAAATATCCATAACTGGCCTCTTTGGAAAAAAACATCTTACAACACATCAGGCAATAAACACTCATCAGGTGATGACTCAAAAGCATTCAGAGGAAACTATGCTGGTATAGGTATGTTTTATGATGAAGATAATGATATTTTCATAAGTAAAAAACCTTATGCTAGTTGGGTTCTTAATAAAGAAGAAGCAAGATGGCAGTCACCAGTAGGTGATGCACCTGAACTTACAGAAGAAGAGAGAGAAACTCATTACTATGAGTGGAATGAAGATAATCAAAGTTGGGATAAAAAAGAAAGAGAATAATCTTCTATGAAGAAACAGGTGGTGTCTGAAATAGATATTGTTAGTGGTACAATAGATAGCCCTAAAGGTTTTGAGATAAATCGTGAAAAAATAAAAAACGATATAATAACTTCTTTTATAAACCAAAAAAGAATAAGTAATAATGAAAAAGATTTTGCTTTTACAGATTATCAAGTGCCTTTTTCACAACCTTTACAATGGTTAAAAGATTATTTAAGAGATCATTTTAGAATTGAACATGGTAAAACACTTATACCAAAATTAGACTTTGGTATTATCCTTGATAAAAAACAACAATCTCACAATAGAAATTTAGTAGAACCATTAGACTTATTACATGCACCTGATTATACTTGTGTATATGGAGTTGATATTGATGATGAAGAACAACTAGAAGTAGTAATACATTATGATGATAATAGACGAGTAAATAGAACTTGGCATGTTCCTTTACAAAACAATAAATTTATCATATTCCCTAGTATGCAAAGATTTTATATAACAGAAAATAAATCAAGCAAACTTCAAACAATATTAATATCAACTTATGAATATATCTAATTATTATTGGTATTTTCAATCAGCTATACCACCAAGAGTTTGTGATGATATTGTCAAATATGGTATAGCTTCAAAAGAAAATGAAGTACAAGCATTAACAGGTGGATTTGGAAGAGATAGAGATTTAACAAAAAACCCACTTACAAAAGATGAAATAGCTGATCTTAAAAAAAAAAGAGATTCAAATATAGTATGGTTAAATGATAGATGGATTTATAAAGAAATACAACCTTATATACATCAAGCAAATAACAATGCAGGTTGGAATTTTGATTGGGATTATTCAGAAAGCTGTCAATTTACAATTTATAAAAAAAAACAATATTATGATTGGCATTGTGATAGTTGGGATAAACCATATATGGAAGATGGTCCAACAAAAGGTAAAATTAGAAAATTATCAGTAACAGTTTCTTTAACAGACCCACAAGAATATAAAGGTGGTGAATTAGAATTTGATTTTAGAAATGAAGACCCTGATAAAAAACCTGCAATTAGAAGTTGTACAGAAATATTACCTAAAGGTAGTCTTGTTGTATTTCCCTCTTTTGTATGGCATAGAGTTAAACCAGTAACGAAAGGAGTAAGGTATAGTCTAGTAATATGGAATCTAGGTTATCCTTTTAGATAATATGATACAAGGTGGAAGCAACAAACCAAAAAACCATGTAGATTTTAAGAGTGAGTTTTATTTTTCTACTCCAATATGGGTAGCACAAGCACCTATGTTTTTAAAATCTATGAATAAATTAACAAACAAATATATTAAAAAAGCAGAAAAAAATTTAAAAGAAAATTTAAAAAAAGAACCAAAATGGAAACAAGCTATTGGAGATTTTGGTTTATCTAAACATAGTGAAAGTTTTTCTAATGATCCACAAGCTAAAGAGTTTGTAGATTTTTGTGGTGCTAGAAGTTTTGAATTTTTAGATTGGCAAGGTTTTGATTTGAGAAACCATAGTTTACACTTTACAGAATTTTGGGTTCAAGAGTTTAGTAGAAAAGGTGGTGGTCATCACGATACTCATGTTCATTGGAATCAACACGTTTCAGGTTTTTACTTTTTAAAATGTAGTGAAAGAACATCTGTACCAGTTATACATGATCCTCGTATGGGTGCTAGAATGACAAAATTACCACAAAAAGATACAAGTAAAATAACTTTGGCTAGTGAACAAATACATTTTAAAATACAACCAGGTACTATGATAATTATTCCAGGTTACACACCACATCAATATGTTGTAGATGCTGGTTTAGATGATTTTAGATTTATACATTGGAATATAAAAGCTGTCGAAACAAGCATTTCAAAAGAAAAGAGTATCAAATGAGTTTTCAAAAAAATAAATACTGCGTAATTAAAGAAGCTATACCTAAACAAATAGCAGAGTTTGTTTATAATTATTTCTTAATGAAAAGACAGGTTGCTAGAACTTTGTTTGATACTAGATATATTTCTCCATTTACAACTGAGTTTGGTGTTTGGAATGATGAACAAGTGCCTAATACATATTCTCACTATGCAGATATAGCTATGGAAACTCTTTTACTTAGAACTTTACCTGTAATGGAAAAACATACAAAATTAAAATTAAATCCAACATATTCTTATGCAAGAATATATAAAACTGGTGATATATTACATAGACATAAAGACAGATTTAGTTGTGAAATATCTACAACACTTAATTTAGGTGGTGATCCTTGGCCTATACATTTAGAAGCAAAAAAAAATGTAGGCATACCAGATGGTAAAAAATATACAGCTTCTAGTAATAATAAAGGTATATCTATTAATTTAAAACCTGGAGATATGCTAGTTTATCAAGGTATGGTTTTAGAACATTGGAGAGAAGAATTTCAAGGAGATAACTGCGCACAAGTATTTTTACACTATAATAATCAAAAATCTAAAGATGCTGATAAAAATATTTATGATAAAAGAAAGCATTTAGGGCTTCCATCTTGGTTCAAACAATGATACACCGAAAGCTGGTGGGTGAGTTTTACCACCAAACCACCAAACTCACCTGCCTTTTATTTATATTAATATTACTTTCTTCATGTTCATCTAATAATAAACTACCAAAACCTATTGGAACAATTTATAAAATAGTTACTGGAGATTTAAGATGAAAAAAAATGTTCTAATTTGTATTCCTGCTTTTGACCAAAAGATACACTTACAAACTATATCATCTATTATAAGTACAAGAGATACACTTTTACAAGCTAAGATCGGTTGTGGTATGATGTGGATTAGAGATAGCTTAGTTACAAGAGCAAGAAATAAATTAGTAGATACATTTTTAAAACAAGAAGAATATACACACTTATTTTTTATAGATGCTGATATAATATTTCACCCACAAGAATTTATTAGAGTTTTGTTATTTGACAAACCAATAACTGCCGCTGGTTACCCTATAAAACATGAAGAACCAATAGAACCTGGAGATGCCAGTCAAGGTTGGTGTATAAACTTTCCATTAGGTAAATATGATCTTTCTGATAACGATAAAGGTTTTAAAAAAGTAAATTATGCTGGAACTGGTTTTATGTGTATAGAAAGAAAAGTATTTAAAACTATTATAGATAAATATCCATTAATAAAATATCAAACAGATGTACAAGCTAAAATAAATGAAGAAAGAGAAACATCAGAAGTTATTGGTAAAGAAGAATATGCTTTTTTTGATTGTGGAATACAAGGTAATGGTATTCTAAAAGACCCTGAAAACACTAAAAGATATTTAAGCGAAGATTTTTATTTTTGTCAATTATGGTCACAATGTGGTGGAGAAATATGGGCAGATTTAACAAGTAACTTGAAGCATATTGGTATTAAAAATTATGAAAGAAAACCTATATTAAAATTTAAAGATGACAGTTGAATATGGAATATTAGCTTTTTTTATGGGTATGGTTGCAATTTTAATAGGTGCAATAATCATTTGGTTGGTAATTAATTATAATGAAAAAAAAAATAAGTAGT